CTTTTATTGTAATTAGAGTTGGTCGTCAACCGCAACAAGGTGACAGACATCATCCGAGCAATAAACATATGGGGGTTCAAGCTTGAGAAGAGTTGCTCTGAATCTGATTTCATCATCAGCAGTCAATCCATACACTCTCTCAAATGCTTCCCAAGTTTCAGCACTGATGTCATAAATTTTCCCTTGTTTGTACATTTTATATTCCACTTCAGCTGGCATTATCGCATCAACTCCAGCAAGTTTGTTGAGCATGATATGGCAGTATGTGGAAAGGTACGGTACGTGGTTACAGACGGGTTTAAGACTAATCAGAGCCCCTTTAAGGTTCCTCAAATAATCGTTGAAGCTATAGCCCTGCTTTTTAAGCATGTACCCAATTTTTGATAGTACTCGCCCAGGTTTCTTGCCCAACGCATAAAATCCATCTTTGATAGGGTAAAACCGGGAGGACAGAAACTCAACCATTTCTGGGTAACGAGAGCACTGCACCTTGAGTTTATAACCCAGGGAAGCACTCCAGCTCCTTAATCCCTCCACAAAAATCTCAAGTTTAACTCTAATTGAGCTCTTCTTAACTATGGAAAAGTTATCATCACCCTGAACAGCTACAGCAAACTCCACTCCTGTCTGTTTGTAGTAAGATCCAACAGCTTCCCCGGTATTCTTAGAATTCCCAGAAGAAGTGTCGCTCCCACCAGACTTGCGTGTGTTGAGCAGCTTATACTTGATGCCCTTTCCATAGGCTACAATCTTGGTTGTTAAACCGAGTACCCATTCACCGAAATCAATTTTATGTAGTCCCAACTTCCTATACCAACTAGTTTCCCTCTCCATACAATGTTCACCTTGGGTCACATCGTAGGTAGAGAAATCAGAGCCAATGAACACACAATTGTCCACCCCACCGAATTCGCAGATTTTCTCGTTGAACCAGTGGTTGTACATATGAGTATCATAACCAGAACAGAACCAGATCTCATTGTCTGGATTCCAGGCTGATTTGAGAGCATAAGAGTAATTCAGAAACCATGGACCAGAAACTGCCTTGACAGGGTTACTACAACCTTGTATAACTCTAGGTTTTACAGGTTCGAACTCATCCAGTCCAATCTTCATTATCTTCTCACGCTTAACAAAAGCTTCATAATGGAAATGCTTTTTCTCCAAATCACCTTGCTTCATCTGCTCATAAGCTTTTAAGATACGCACACGTTTCCTTGGTGGAAACCGTTTGATGTATTCGTCCCAAGTCACTTCACCATGCTCCTCATAGACGTGATTCAAAACCTGGATCACATCCCCACAATAATCAGGATAGCCACCAAAATCTTTTATCAAGATCTGACCGTCCATATTGTTTGCCAACAATTGCCAGGCTGTCAAACTTCCAGGAGGCATATATAACAATGTCCTGGAACGTAAGGCCACATACAGGTTATGTTGACTGGTTGAGTGCACAATGGGTGCTTTGCAACTAAACACCACACCGACAATCTTAACAGCGTCATTGCGCTTCAATCTTGGTATCTCGTCCTTAACCTTGATACTGTTCACCGGGTTCATCGGGTAGTCCTCAGGATCAACTTCAGTCTCAAACTCTTTGATGAAATTGTCTTCAGGGACTGGCCCAGAAACATCAATTGTTTCACGGTTATAGTTAACACTATCAATAAAGGCTTGCCCATCAGTGTAATCAGGCGGTT